ATGTGCAGCGACAGATAGTTTTGAATCGAGATACACCGAGTAATAGAGGAATATAGTGGGATGGATGTTGAGGAGTGGAGCGGGTTGGCGGGCGTCTGAGTGGGGAGTTTTGGTTGCGGGCGTCGCGGGTGGTCGCGCCACTTAAATTTCGGCGCTTTTGGCTTTGCGCCGTTTAGTTTTGAATTTTGAAAATGCGGTTTGAATGTCAGGACGGCTGACATACGGAGGGGGCTCATGGCCCCCTTTTTTTGTCTTGCGCCTGGTGTCTGACATCAGGCAGCCTTTGCTGGTGTGTGCCCGTCTTTCGCCCTCCCTACTTTCTCCCATAGCTTCCGTGCGTCGATTACGTTTCCGATCTTCTCGCAGGCCCGTAGCATCAGGAGGCTATGGTGGTGTAGCCTAACCCGTGTCCCGAACTGCTGATGCAGCGCGGGATTCTTCCAGGTCGTGCCGGAGCTGGGCGTTCTCGGTCTGGAGCTGCTGGTTCGAGGATTCGAGCGCGTCCAGGCGGCCGCCGATCTTGGCCATGATCCGATCCTCCACCTGATCGATCTGCTTTTCGAGCACGATGGCGCGGTGGAACGCCTCGATGTTGCTCTTGAGGGCCGTCTCAAACACCGTGTTTGATTGGAGCACCTCGATTGTCTTCGCCACCAGGTCGGCAATCCCGGACTGCTGGCTCGTATCATTATATATGGACGCCTGGGGCTCTGACTCTTCTTTGTGCCTTTGGTACAGGCCTGCCTTCCAGAGCGGGCCGTCTTCGCTGCCAGGGCGCGGGTCGTCCCACCTCTCGCCTGGTCGAATTTTGGCGAACTGCGCCCCGCCCCGCGTCATCTCCCCTTCACCTGTCCTCAGCCAATCTACAGACACTCCGGTTTTGTCTGAAATTGTCAGGAGCCACGATGCTGGGACAGCCCCCCTGCGTCGTGACGTAGTAATCGTCGAGTGCTTGACGTCCAGTGCGTCCGCCAACATTTTGTCCGACTTCACCCGACAAGCTGTCTTCATCCTATCCAGGGTTGGCTCAAAGTCAGTTCCCGGTTTTTTGCTCGTACTGGGAAGCAAACCGGGAAGTTCCGAAGAATCCTGTGTATTGTCGCTTTGTGCTTTCATGCCGGTGCCTTGCGTCATTTTGTCGCAATATCCAGACAAAATCAAACCGAGAAGGCGTCAATGTAGTCATTTTGACTTGACACCTGTCTCTTTTTGTCGCTATCTGGGTTCACGTTTAGTCAACATTTCAACCTTACTTTTTGACTTCTAACCCGATGGGACACCCGCCGCAATGGCAAAAAAACGCACAAGCCTAGCCAGAGCCCCCCACCAGCTGCTCCTACCCCTGGGGACCAGCGGCACGAACACCATACGTGCCGGGAGACTGGGGCGACACGAGGCGCTTCGGGAGGCCTTGACGTCGGCTTTGGCGAACTGCCCGCTATCGCGTGAGGAGTTCGCCGCCGAAATGAGCAGGCTGACCGGGGAATCGCTCTCTGTGAACCACGTAAATAACTGGGCCAGCTCGGCCAAAAAAGATTGGCGTTTTCCCATGGAATTCGCCGCCGCATTCTGCCTCGTTGCCGGAGACTTCGGCCTGTTCGAGGCCGCGCTCGAAGGGACCGGGCGCGAGTTGGCCGACGAAGAAAGCAGGGTTCTGGCCGAATATGGGAGAGTTCTAGTGGCGAAGAAGCGGGCCGCCACCAAAGAGCGGGAGCTTTTAGAGAGGCTGGGAGCATGAAGAATACAGCACCGAAAATCAGGGCTTTCCTTGTGGGCCGAGAGATCACCCAGACGCGCATCGCCAGGGATCTGGGAGTGACCGCCCAGATGATCAATAAGTTCATCACCGGGAAGAGCCAGTCCCAGAGGATCTACGATTATTTCATCAAACTTGGTTGCCCGCCGGAATATTTCCAGGGGCGGCCGGAAGCAAGGAGGGCTGCATGAATATGAGCCTTGAAGACGTGGTGAATATGACACTGGAAGAGGTGATTTCGTCCGCAAAAGCGCCTTTCGACGAAGTCATGCTTTGGGCGATCGCAAAAGCAGAAGAGGAAGGGAAAGGCGGGGACTGCAGAGAGGTGTTGCGCATAATCACTGCAGACCCCGCTGTCTCGGAGCCCATTGTTATGGGCGCAATTATCAGCGTGTTGAGCAATCTGGCAAGGAGTCGAGCCATTTACGGGCTCCGTCAAGCACGGCCTTCCGCAACGCCGAGCCTGGACTCTCATGGGGCATGCGACTGTCCTGATGATCGATCCAGGTCTGTAGGACTTGTTTTGTGATGGGAGTTCCCGCCTTCAATAACTCCATGGTGGCCTCCCCGAGTACGCCGGTAACAATAAATCCATCGCCTTCACGAAGCCATTCGATGTTTTTCTTGAACGCCTTAGTGGCACCTGCAGCTTGCTTTTCGGTCATGTTTTTCTCCTGGTTACAAGTTTGTTTGGCGACGGCTGTTTACCAGGGTTTGGCAGAGGCGACAATCTTCGGTCCTTTAGCACCTGCCCGGACCGCTCCGGGCGGGAACTAAACGAGTGAGGGGTTCATGTACGAGGGAATACGGCGATATTTGGTTTTCAGGTCCGCGAAAAGCGGGGACTTCCTGTGCGTCTGCGCTGCTAGATCAAAGCGCCATGCCCTGAAGATCGCCCGGAGAATGTTCCGCCTGGAACGGACGGCGTGGGCAATCGAGGAGTGTGTGTCGTGAATTACACAGCAGCGCAGATCGCTGAGCACACAGGGGTCTCCAAGCGCGCGATTAATGACCGCGCTACGAAAGAGGCATGGCCGTTTACCAAGCGCCCTGGAAAGGGCGGAGGTAGGCTCTTCCAGCTCTCTGAACTCCCCGAGGACGTCCGCCTGGCTGTCGCCGCCAAGTCGTGCCCCTACACGCCCGCGCCCATCACCCCGGCCAAAGAAGCCGGGCTGGCCGATATTATGAAGCTCAAGGGAAAGAGAAAGATCAGGTCCACGACAAGAGCTGCAATCATAGCCATTTACAAGGCGTTCGCGGCCAAGGCCAACCTGGCGGACACGCCATGCCGCGAGGCCTTCGCCGTGCGGTGGGCGGCCGGCGAGATTGAAGCGGAGCCCTGGCTGCGCGAGGAGCTTCCGAGTTTCTGCGCGGGCTCCATCAAAAACTGGCTCGAAACCGATGAGGAAGAGGGATCTGCCGCTCTTGGTGGCAAATTTGGTAAGCACCGCAAGGGGACGGGCATCATCGAGAGCACCCCCCTAATGCGCGAGTCCATCCTGGGCATGATGGCCGAGCACCCCAACGCCTCGGGAGCGCTCATCCGCGAATGGCTTGAAGCAAAATTTCAGAAAGTCCCGTCTTTGCGCCGCCTGCAGGCGTGGGTCAGCGAGTGGAAGAAAGCCAACCCGGGGAACTGGATGTATATCCAGGCCCCGGACAAGTGGCGGAGCCGCTTCATGGCCGCCTGTGGCGACGCCTACGAGCTGATCGTCAGGCAAAACCAGAGATGGGAGTATGACGGCACCCCCTCGGACATCATGCTCAGCGACGGCAAGCGTTACGCAATCATCGGCGTAATCAATATCTTTGACCGCCGCCTGAAGCTGGAAGTGGTGCCCACGTCCACGGCCCGCGATGTGGCAGCTTTGACACGTCGTTGCCTCATTGATTGGGGCGTTCCCGAGGAAGTCGTGACCGACAACGGTAAGGATTTTGTTGCTCGCTACCTGCAGCAGGTCTTCAGTTCGCTGGGCGTCCTGCAGACCATCCTGCCCCCGTTCCGGCCCGACTTGAAACCGGCCATCGAGCGCGCATTCCGCACCTTCTCACACCATCTTTTGACGATCTGCCCCGCATACGTGGGTCACAATGTGGCCACACGCCAAGAGATCCGCGAACGCGAGACCTTCGCCAAGCGCCTCATGGACCGCAAGAACCCCCAGGAATTGTCCATGGCCTTCTCCCCCCAGGAGCTGCAGGCCTTTTGTGATGATTGGACCGAAAACACGTACCATCACCGCCCCCATAGCGGCTTGAACGGGCGCACGCCCTGGGAAGTTGCCCAGGATTGGATCTCGCCTGTCCGGAAGATCGAGAACGAACGCGCCCTGGACGTCCTGCTCGTTCCTCTGGCCACTGGAGACGGCTTCCGCGACGTGGGCAAGAAAGGCCTGCGCTGCGCTTCTGGAGTCTATGTGGCTCCGGAGCTGGGCGGCATTGTTGGGCACCGCGTACAGGTCCGGATGGATCCTGCGGACCTGACCTGGGCTTATGTCTTCGACGATGACGGAAACTTTCTTTGCCGGGCGGAGCGGACTGATGGCCTGAGCGCTGAGCAGATGCGCGCAGAGGCCAAGGCCATGCGGCGGGTCAGCCAGGCCACGCCAAAGGCCGTGTCCAAGGAAATGCGCGACATGGCCAAGTTGACCGAGGCTGACCAGGCCATGCCCGTGATCCGCGAGCATCATCGCAAGCGGGCAGAGGCCATCCGCGCCAAGGGCGCTGACCAGCGCTCCACTATCCACTCCACACCGGAACTCGAAGCCGCAGCCGACGCCGCGAATTCCCACATCCCCGCCGTGGCCGTCACGGAGCAGGCACGGGAGATCGTCCCAGGCTTTGTGCCGCCGGCGACTGCCCAGGAGCGCTACAAGCTGCTGCTGGCCCTTCAGGCGCGCGAGGATCTGACCGAAGCGGAGGCCAAGTGGGCCCACATTTACGCGGCCTGCAACGAAGCTGACGGCTTCCGTCAAATGTACCAGATTTGCGCGGCAAACGGTTAAAATTTCAGAGTTATCGACCAGGGCCGCAAGGCCCTAAACCACAACCTTCAAGGAGAACCTGTCATGTCCCTAGTCCCCAACCCCGGCCCCGGGGTCGCACCGCTTGGAAACGTCGCCATGTGTCTGTCCACGCTGAGGCGGGCCATAACCCGCCCGGCGCACTTGCCTGGGATCGTCGTGTTCTACGGCCCCAGCGGCTACGGCAAGTCCACGGCCGCCACGGTGGCAACCATCCACTGTGATGCCGTGTATGTGCAGGCCCGCAGCTCTTGGACCCGCAAGGCGGCCCACCAGGCCATTTTGAAGGGCCTGGGCGTTCTCCCGGCCAAGACCGTGGCCGAGATGAGCGACCAGATTGCCGAGGAACTGGCCTTGAGCAAGCGCCCCTTGATCGTCGACGAAGTGGATTACCTGGTCGAAAGGGGCACGATCGAGATCATCAGGGACTTATACGAAGCCAGCCAGGCCCCGGTGATGCTGATCGGGGAAGAGGGGCTGCCGGGGAAGCTGAAGCGCTGGGAAAGGTTTCACGGCCGCGTGTTGGATTGGGCACCTGCCCAGCCCGCGTCCTTTGAAGACTGCAAGGCCCTTTCCGAGTTGCACGCCGTTAAGGTGCGGATTGCGGACGACCTACTGGCCAAGGTCCACGACGTGGCCGGGGGCTCGGTGCGCAGAATTTGCGTAAACATCTCCCGGATCGAAGAGCAGGCTCAGGTGGAAGGCCGGGACGTGATGGATCTGGCTTCCTGGGGCTCCCGCGAACTGTACACCGGGGAGGCCCCGAGCCGCCGGAGGAACGCATGAGTCAGGCACCCGCAAGGCATTGCTCCCCGGCGGGAGTGCTGACCGACCGGGAACGGTTGTGGGCGGCGATGCGTGATCTCCGAGTGTTTACGATCCGCGACCTGTGCCGCGCCGTAAACACCGGCAAGGACCGCGACGCCGCCATTTCGGACAGCAAGGCCAAGGACTACCTGGTCGGCCTGGTCCGGGCCGGGATCGTGGGCAAGGGGCTGACTGTTCGGTTCGAGCCCATGCGATTCGAACTGATCAACGACACTGGCGTGCGCGCCCCGCGCGTCCGCAAGGATGGGACCATGCTGCCCGAATCTGGCCGCAACCGGATGTGGAAGGCCATGCAGATCCTTGGCGAATTCTCCCCCAGGGAGCTCGTGCACGCGGCCAGCATCCCCGGCGCTGCCGTCGCCCACTCCGAGGCCAAGACTTATTGCGGTTGGCTGGCCCGTGGCGGCTACCTGGTCCAGTCCGGGGAGCGGTTCCGCTTCATTCGCGCCCGCTTCACCGGGTGCAAGGCCCCGCAGATCCTGCGCGTAAAGCAGCTCTTCGACCCGAACACGGACAAGGTTGTTTACGCCGCTGACCCGGAAGGAAGGGACGACCTGTGAAACGGCAAAGCGCAATGAAATTGGCCCTTTCGGGCTGGGGCGAAGTCCTGCCCATGTACCTGCCGGAGTGGGTGGTGACGCTTGCCGAGGCCTGCGACAGATCCAGTATGCGCACCGTAGCCGCCTCACTGGGCGTTTCCCCGGCCCTGGTGTCGCTGGCGATTCGCAATGCCCACCACGCCCGTCTGGACTTCATCCAGGCCCGCGTGGAGGCCGTCCTGGGCGGCGTTGAATGCCCCGTCCTTGGCCACATTAGCGCTGAGCGCTGTCGTCAAAATCAAGATCAACCTTTTTCATCAATCAACCCGCTCGCGGTCAGGCTGTTCCGGGCCTGCCGTGGCGAATGCCCCCACGGAGGGAACAATGGTCAGTAACGAAATCAGAAACAACGCGGCGGCCCTGGGCACTCTGATGCACCAAGTAAGCAACGAGCAGGCGGCGCTGATCCGCATTGTGCGCTCCAACTTGGCCGCCGCTGCGGACACGGCGGAAGAGATGGAGCGGAACCTTGTGGTGCCACGCCCCGCAGCACAGGCAACGGCAGAAGAGCCCGAAGTGGTCGAAGTGATCGAAGAGAACGAGTTCAAGGAGGCAATGTGATGGAAGGTTACAAGAAGAACGCTGCCGGGCACCTGGTGCCATTGGAGCAGATCCAGCCCATCGACCTGGCTCGGGATGAGCTGGTCGTGGAGAAGGCGGAGAAGATCAAGGCCGCGCAAGAGATGATACGCAAGCTCAAGGCGGAGATCATGGGCGACATTGAGGCTTTCGTGTCCTTGGCCGCCCAAAAGTACGACGCCCAGGTGGGCGGGCAGAAAGGCAATGTGACGCTGATGTCCTTTGACGGCCGCTTCAAGCTGCGCCGCCAGATCTCCGAGAACCTGAGTTTTGACGAGCGACTGCAGGCGGCCAAGGCCCTGATCGACGAATGCATCCGAGAGTGGACCAAGGGCAGTCGCACGGAGCTGCAGGCGCTCATAAATGACGCCTTCCAGGTCGACCGAGAGGGGAAGATCAATACGGGCCGCATCTTGGGCTTGCGCCGCTTGAACATCGACGACGACCGATGGCTGAGGGCCATGGAGGCCATCTCCGACAGCCTGCAGGTGACGGGAACTACGGCCTACTTCAGGTTGTACGAGCGCGTCGCTGGGGATCGCTACACGGCCGTTCCGCTGGATATGGCATCGGTCTAGTCTGTTGACCCCAAGTGGCGGCGAGGTCTCTCGCCGTCACGATCGGGCCAGCAGGCGGTGCCCCTGTCGGGACACATACACCTCGGCAACACCTGCAGCGCGGGCGGTCCCTCCTGGCCGTGACCGCACCGTAGCACCCACGAGACGGGTGGCTGAATCAAGAGTGGCGGCGAACCGTTGGGGTTCGTCGCCACCATCGAATCAGCGAGGAGGTTTTAAGTGGGCGGAGCAGAAGCAATCACTAGGGGAAGTACCCCAACGATCGACGAAGTCCCCCGTACCTTCTGCAAGGAGTTCTGCGCAACGTGGAACAGGCGAAAGCTGCGAAACGGGCAGGATGACAGCTGGTGCGGCAAGACAGTGTTCCCGC